TGCACCCGCAAAACCACCAGACGCTAACTGACCTCTAGGAGTTCTGGTTATAAAGATCATATTTTCATACTCAAGTTCAGCGAAAAGAATGTGTGCGACCTGCTCAGATACATTTATCTCTATCAAAACATAAGCATTGTTATAATCTTTTGCAACTTTATGAATAACTGAGGGAAACAACATTGGGCTTACTTCATTGTTTCTATACTTGGCAACCAATGTGTAAGGAACTTGAGTGATGTCAATAACTGACATTGTTGAGGCATCACCACCAACACCCTTAGCGGTATCAACTAATATGATATAATTTCCACCAGGTTTTACAATCTTTCCATCTTTTATCTCTGGATAAACAGGCTCTTGATAAACATCAAGCCCACCATTAGAGAATATTGGAGGTTTATATGACAAATTTGCAATAGTATCGGGAGAAATCAGAGTGAGTGCAGATCCTAAGAAAGAGCATAGAATCTCTTGTTTGTATTTCAATTCACCCAGCAACTCTCGCTGCTTCTTAGCCCAATCATCATTTCGATCTGGATGTTCATTATACTTAATTTCAATAGGCACAAATCCATTTCTACCTTCAACAGAATCATTCCAGAATTTCCACCAGTGATTATATCCCAGTGGAGTGGATGTTAATATAATTTTTGTTGTTTTACCGGCAGAGATAGTAGGATATGTTGATGTGAAAAAATCATCTGCAACTGTATTGGGAATTATCGCCGCCTCATCAACATATAAAAGATTACAATTGTGAGATATTACGCCATTAGTATAATAATCGTGGGTTTGTTCAACTTCATATGCGTCATAAACTGTTTCATTTTCAACTAATGATATATATTCTACAATTTCATCATTAAGATCATCGAAAATTTCAAGTGTATCTGCTGTTCGCCATTCACCACTGTTTAATAAAAATTTATGATCGCCTGTAGCTTTTATATAATTACCAGATTCAAATACTATTAAATATAATGAAGTAGAATATCCCTGATTAATAAATCCATTAAACGATTTAAATCCATTAGAAGAGAGGATTTTCATTTTCTATTTTTCTTTGGAGCACCTAGATACCAACCACTCGGTTCATTTCCTGGTATATACATTTTAAAAGTTGTGCCGTCTGTATAACATTTTTTACAAATAGAGGTATTACTTTTATTAGAACCTTTAATCCATCCGGATGGCAATTCATTTAAATCATTAAAATAATTGATCTCAAATGTTTCACAATTATATGCCATGAATTTTCCTTTATTAGATGGTATTTTACCTAATGAACTTTCCTTAGTATGTCGTTTACCGTAGAACCCATTTTTATCACCATATAAAATTGCCACATTACCACCAATCGATAAATTGTAATTAGTTTCTTCATCAACGAATTCTTTAGAAACTAAACTTCGTTCTAAATCTTCTGCTTCTTTTTGTGTATCAAAAATTCCTAAAATTTCTTGAGCAAAATTCTCTGGACCATATTTTTCTATACCTTTGATTAATAATTTACCAGATCCTAAATAACCGTCTTTAAAGCAACTCAACTGCCCGTATTCTGTTCTTATAATATCGGATTCTAAAATAGAATGAAATCCTATATAAATTTTACCGTTAACTAAATTTGTTGTTTTATAAACAGTATATTTTTTCATATTGCTCTTTATATCGATGAATATACTATTAGTTATAATTTTGTTTATTTCAGTATAATAAACGGAATCATCTTCTAATATGCAGACCTTAGTATCTCCAGTCACACAAGACTTTCCGCGAATACCTGATGCGGATGTTGCTGCTGTAAAAACTTTAGATCCATTTTCCAGTTCTATATCACCTTTATTCCATGTAGTAATACCCTGTTGCAACCAGTTAGGCAAATACTCATACATCAATTGAAATCTAGACATAATTTCTCTTGCGGCAGATGCTTTATTTGCAAGAATAGCAACAGTCTTATTTTCTTCAAATAAAACATAGTGAAGAATATATGCAGCAACAGTCTGAGTCTTACCAGATTGTCGAGGTTGCATCGAAATTACACGATTATTCTCATGTATAGCATTAATAAATCTTTTCTGGTAATCATATAACTCAAAGGTTATTAATCCATGATCTAGTGAAACAATCTTACAATAGTTCTTTACGAAGTAAATAGGATCATTTTTACACTTCAAATATTCCTCAATCTGCTCATGTGAGTAAGGAATAGGTACATTTTTTGCTTTTAGATTGGGGTTGTTTAGATAGAAATCAGCCATAAAATATATTTTCAAAAACACTTGACAACCACTTGACAAGTGTGTAGAATCTCAGTGTTGGGTTTATCAATGAATGATTCTGTTATTACTGATTACTTTAAACCTGAATTAACGAAGTATTCATGAGCGTAGCGAATGAATTAGTTAGTATTAATACTAATTAACATCCATTGATGCTTCTGGTGTATATCAATTCTATCTTGTAAGAAGTTAGCTAATCCTAGTTGTTGATTAGTCTCTGCTAAAGTATATGCTTTACTTAGGTGATTAATAACGATCTGGTTATCTTTAATCAAACCTGATACCATATCTATCATATTAGGTATAGTATCAATTTCCTCTATATCAGACAGTTCTAAGTATCGAGTTAGTGATCCTGGTGCATACGCTTTTAGAACACGAATTTGTTCTGCAATAAGATCAATAGAATCAAAAATTTCTTCATAGAGATCACCGAAGAACTTATGCATTGCAGCAAAATGAGGCCCTTCTACATTCCAGTGAAAGTAGTGAGCTTTTAGGTAGAGTGCAAACACATTTGCTTGCAATTTCTTCATTTGAGAAACGAGTTCATCCATTTTGTTCTTCTTTCTTGATCAACTGAATCAAATCTTTAGTTGAGCCTACAAAAACTGCTTGATTAACATTCAATGCAGCACTCTCACCCGATTTCGTTCCAGTCAACTGATTATTTTTTGCTTGTATGTCCAGTAAATCTTTATTTAGATCAGCTAAATTCTTCAACATTCCAGAGAAGACTTCAAACGCTCTAGGATGTTCAGATATCTTTGCTATTTCACCTAGACTTTGAATGGCAGTATTACCTGCTGTGATCAATGACTTGATATTCTCTCTTGCAAAGTTATAGTCAGTATCAATAGTCGTATCAGATTTTTCTTCTTTGATAACAGGCAAGTAATCTTCTGAAGTTACTTGAATGTTATCTGTGTCAAAGACTGAAGAGAGATTTTCATCTATTTTGCTCATAGTATTAAAGTTTCAGGCCATTCAAAGAATGTTTCTGTATATGTGAAGGAATCGTTAGTGTTAGCTGTGATAGGATTAGGTTGTGTTCTGATCACAAGAGCCTTGACTTGTGAGTTATCTACAGATGTGATTGTTGCTGTTGCATTGGAGTAAGAACCAATAACTGTATCATTCACTTCTAAAAGATCATTCATATCCTCTATGACAAGAGTTCCTAGTGAGTTATTTGCATAATACATAACTTTACCTGTGATATTCCTGCTATCACAACTAATTGTTTCTGCTGTCACAAATACTCCATTAGAATTTGCCCAGTCAACAAAGACTTTCTGCGAATCTCTTTTATTAGTATCAATCCATACATTCGTGTTAGCACTTCTAATGACTCCAACATCAGTTACTGGTGGGAATATCATTCCCTTCACTGTAAAATTTAGAGTCCAAGTGATAAATCGTGTGTCACCCATATTACCTTCATATTCTATATTCTGTTCCACACTATTCAGGATTATGGGTAAATCATATTTTATACCCATTTCCGGAACCATGTTTACAGTTACTGTATAATCAGGAGTGAAATGAGGTAGGATTTGCTCGATGATCTGAGTGCCATCTTCGATGTTTCTAACATATAAAGATAGTTGAAAATTGTAATCATATGGTACGGGTGAATACATCGATCTGACACCACCCGATGAGTTAGAGCCAGCAAACGCTTTTTGCGTTGAGATTTTTTTTCTAGATGCATCATAAGATATACCTACCATGTCAAAAGACATTCTAGGTAATGTTGTCAGAAATGATTTCGTCAACTCAGGATCAGAAACTAATCGAGTGATAAACTTTTCTTTTGGACCAAAGGCTAAAGGTACCTTAAATCTTTCATACTCAGAATTGTTCTTATAGTACCTAATCAGATTAATTTCATTGAAAATTGTTCCAAACGCAATCACAATTTTGCGAATTGTTCTGTGATAAAAGGGTGTATTGTTTATCATTATGGAGTTCCAAACGGATTAGTTTCCGTGAAGTCTATGATATCATCCCATTCATCCTGAATGCGATCATTATCTGCTATATCTTCATAGATATCTGAGTAATTCACAACATCTGTAGTAACATTTCTAGTAGCTGCGCTAGTCACACCTATCAATGTGGTATTACCGAAAGTGCCTCTCGTTCTAATCACGATAACTTCTGAATGAGGTACATATGAGTGTACTGTTGCACTCGCTATTGCAGAGGATAGATTTGCACCCTGATAAACAACTTCACCTGGTGTAAATGATCCTATTCCAACATTTGCTGCAAGAACAAGCTTTGTTCTCTTGTAATAATTAACAGCGTTATCATCGATCTCAGTAACACCTGTATCAATCACTTCTTCAGAGAATTCATATTGTTTCAGTCGCA